TTAACTAACATTGGTATTGGTACTACTAACACAGAAGGATATAAACTTAACGTACTAGGTAACTTCAAGTTACAAGGCAGACTGGACGGAACTGCAACAGGTAATATTCTACCTCACCTATGGACTAATTACAATGATCTACCAGCTGCTGGAATCAATCACGGTGCATTTGCTCATGTTCATGAATTTAACAAGGCATATTTTGCTCATAACATAGGAACCACAATCAATGTTACAGTCAGTACCGACACTGTGGGCGGTCAAGCAACAGGTGTATTCTACTTTAATGGTGTAGAAAAACCTGGCAATTTCCCCATTGCAAGAGGTGGTACTTACATCTTAAACCAAGATGATGCAAGTAACGTAAACTATAACAGTCAAGAACATCCATTGATGTTCAGTACAACTCTAGACGGAGAGTTGGCTGGTGGATCTCATTACATGATGGGTGTCACCTATAAGTTAGATGGTGTTCAAGTCACCATGGCTGGATATGTTAGTGGATTTAGTAGTGCTACTACTCGTAGAATAGAGTGGACTCCAGTAGCAGCTGCACCTAACACACTATACTACTGGTGTCATTACCATACAGGACAAGGAAATACTCTATCCCTCAATAATGAAGGTTGGATGGAACTTGTTAATAAAAATACTGACAGGACTGTAGGAACAGGAACTGAGAATTATAGAATTGGTGTTGTGACTGCAACATCATTTACTGGTGATGGATCTGGATTAACTAATATTGCAGTAGCCTATGCAGCTTCTTCTGGTATTGCGACTCTAGCACAAGGACTAGAAGGCAAACCAGACATCTTAGTTGCTAACGTCAACTGTACTGGTATTGTTACTGGTGCGACTTTCGTTGGGGATGGATCTGGTCTAACAGGTATCACTGCATCTGGTAGTGGTATTATCATTAGAGAAGGCGGTACACTCGTAGGAACTATTGGAACTGTAAACTTCGGAACTGGTTTGAGTGTTTCCCCTGCATCTGCTGGAGTTGTAACAGTCACCGCATCAGGTGGCGGCGGTGGTAGTGGTATCTCTGGTATGATATACCAAGAGGAAGGATCTACCGTTGGTACTGCACAAACAGTTAACTTTATTGGTGCCGCATGTACAGTAACGCATAGTGGTGGGGTTGCAACTGTCAACTTGGCAGGAGCAGTTCCGTTCACAGGCCCTGCAGCAAGTATAACTGCACTTGATATCACACAATATGAAAACGCATACTCATGGGGTAATCATGCAAGTGCTGGATATCTCACAAATATCAATGGATCAAACTTAGGTGATCTATCTAATGTTTCTAGTGCATCTCCAGGCGCTAATCAAGTATTAACATGGAGTGGATCATCATGGGTTCCAGCTGATGGCAGTGGAAGTATTACAATTCAAGAAGAAGGAACTAGTGTTGGATCTGGTATAACAACAATCAACTTTGTTGGAGGATCAATAAGTGCAACTGCCTCTGGTGCTGGAGCAACCATTACAGTTACATCAGCTGGTGGTGGTGGAGGTGTATCAACAACTGGATTCGGAACATACACTGCATCCGCTGGTGTAGAAGTACAAGTAGATTCATGGTCTAAAGTTAGTTACTCTGGTGCAGAGTACACATTTATGATTGGTCTAGGAACATACAGACAATCACAGAAAGTTCTTGTCATGCACGATGGAACTACAGCGTTCTCACAAGAATATGGCATCATGTTCTCTCCAGAACAACAGGTATCTATTGCTGCAACTGTAAGTAGTAGTAACGTTCTAGTTAAAGTTACTCCTGAGGCAGGGATATCTGGTCTATCAACATACAGATTCGTTAAAACTTTTATTGAAGCCTTATGATTCATACTAGTACTAATACTCTTGATAGGACTGGTCTAGCCGTCGTTCCTACTGGAGCTGACGACAAAAAGGCATACTCTATCAAATGTTATACCAAAGAGGATTGGGTATTCATCCACGAAGAGCTAGAAAAGGATGGTTCACTAGAGGATAATATACCTGATCCATCTATAGTATGTCCTGACAAGAAGGAACATAGTGATACCAGAGCAACTTATATGTTGACTGATGCAGAGGCAGAAGATTTAAGAAAACATGAGAAGGTGCAGTGGGTTTGTATCGACTATGATGTATATCCAGGCAACTATCACCCAGATCCAAAAGATATTGTTGCTGGTGTGCAAAGATTTGGCAGAGGAGTGGGTTCGATATCTAACTACAGAGCATGGAATACTGCACCTACTGGTACAAGACCACCTACATCTCAAGCTGGTATAGGTTCTACTGATAAGAACAGAACTGGATACCAAATACTAAGACATACCCAAAAAGAAAATCCTTGGGATGCAACATCCACTGGACTAACTGGATCTGATCATATAATAATAGAGAAAGAAAATGTTCAATTAGGTGACGGAACTGGCGTAGATGCAATCGTATCTGATGATGGTTTCTGGATTGCACACCCAGAATTTGTAACAACTGTCGATGATCCTGTAGGATATTCAACAGGAAACGCATTGACATGGAGTGGTATATCTACAACACCAGGCACATGTAGTGTTCTAGATCTAGTTCTCGATGCACCATACTATATCGACCCAGACTTTTTCAATGCAGATCCAGGCAACAGACTGACTCAACGTTGGGATGGTACAACAGTGCCAGTAGAATCTGTTGCAAGATCATGGTGGTCTGATGCGAGTCAAAGATCAGCAGGATTCTCTACCATTGGTACAACAAGTGGTATAAGCACCAACTATAATAGACAAAGTTGCAATGGAAGTAACACACAGAAACCAACTAACAGTTCTGATCATGGAACTCAGTGTGCTGGTCAGGTATTTGGTAAGAACTATGGTTCTGCATACAACTGTAACAAATGGGTGATGAACGGTATCGGAGGTTCTAATTCTGGAATCAATGGTAGTCAGTTTGATGTACAAAAACTATTTCATCTATACAAACCAAACTATGATAGACACTCTGCAATAAGTGGCAAGCAAAATGATGACAGGAATCCCACACTGTCAAGTAATAGTTGGGGATACAGGTCTAGTAGTATTCATACTACTGGATATTATTGGTATAGACCATCAGCAATAGACGGAACTGTAACTGGTGTGTCATATAACAGTAGTAGTGAACCAGCTTTCATTGATACTCTAGGTAATGCTGGTGACTTGGGTAGAATGAAAGGTGAAATGATAGATAGTTCCGTCACCGCAGCTGGTGATGAGTTATCTGAAGCGGGAGTCATTTTTGTTTGTGCTGCTGGTAATAGTAATCAAACTCAATGTAGTCCTGGCGATCTTGATTTTAATAACTATTGGTCTACATCTTCCCAAGGTGACAGTGTTTCCTTGGCATCTGCAACTCATTTTGAATTTGGATTGACTTGTTATAATACTATCAATAGAAGAGGGTGGCCACAATCTTTAGGTAAGACTACATCTGGATTATCTACTGCTGGAACTGAGTATGCTGCTATCAATGTTGGTGCATTGGACGATCAAATAAGTAGTACTGGATATACTAGTTTGGGTGATAGTGACTATAAGGAAAGAATAGTATCATACAGTGATAGAGGAACAGGTATCGATGCTTACGGTGCTGCTGATGATACTCTCACAGCAGACGGAAGAGCCTCATCCCTTACATATCCTCACCCAGAAACATACAGTGGACTTACATTGACTCCATATGACGTTGACTTTGGTGGTACAAGTTCTGGATGTCCTACTGTTGCTGGTTGGATTACCACTAAACTTCAATATAATAGAGGATGGGATTGGAGAGATATAAAAAATTGGTTGAAAAATCAATGTGGTACTCAAGATCCAGAAAAATTTTATTATGGTCAGGACATTTCATCATTCACTGCAACAACAGCACAATGGGAAGACTACAATGGTCTAAATGATTACGGAGCAGGACCTGTAGTAATATGGGATGCTCCTACTGGTGGTAATGAAGCACAAAAACCTGAGATCAAAATCACAAACTCACCTAATCTCAAGATTAGTGGTGGAGTTGAGATAAAGTTCTCTTAATAAATACTAAAAAAGACTAGCGCAATGGCAGAAAAATCGTTTGGTGTAAAGGATCTTAATATAGTTGGAGCAAGTGGCGACCCAACTA